AACGTAGACTCATAACCATTGATAGCTTCTGTCATGATCCCACAGAAGAAGTTCACAGTGTCTGGGGTAAGGAGTTCTGTGTTAGGGTCCCACAACATGATGTCCTTACCTTGGTTACTTTGTCCCCAGTATAAGTGATTTTGTGTGCCAAATGTGTATGGGTCTAGACCGCGCATGGAGGCACCGAATGTGTAGTAAACAGCGTTCAGGAACCAGTAGAATCTAGGATAAATTCTATCGTTCTCAGAGGCTTTGATATTGAAGCTTAGAGCAAGATCATACCAAAGATAGATTTCAGGTTCAATCTTGTTCAGATCAATTGCTACTGTCTGTTGGGTAGGAAGTGTTACGTTGGCAGGGATCAAGTTTCTAAAAGCTCTGAAGGACTTATAGAAGTTGATCATCATGTAGGCATAGTGCCAAGAAGTTTCGTTCAGGTATGGTGAGTCAATTGTTCCACCTTTACCTGAAATGATGTTCTTAGCGTCCTCGACTGTGATCTTTCCACCGTTCAATGTGTAAGCATTAAACGTGACAAACGCCTGTGCTTGTCTCTCCGTGCCTTTGGGAAGGATTGCATCAATGTCGTGCATGTAGAGAGGGAAGTCTTGCATCCTAATTTCTTTAGGATCACCAAGCCACTGTGTGGCATAGTTTGGCGTTGCGTTGTTGCAGACAAGCCAATTTGAATCTGGGTTCTCTACATTTGGAAGATCATCTACTGGGTGTAGAGAACTCCAATACATCAGAGGCGTGGTGTGAGAGAACTTGATATCTGCAAGAACAACTGTATCAATTCTTCTTGGGACTGAGTTAAAGCCTCTGCCATAACCTTCGTTTACAGAGTAATTTGGAACTGTTCCTAAGTTATAGTATCCAATTACATTGTCTTTTGTGGCGTAAACAAAGTTATAGAATGGTGTGTCTAGTCTGGCTAATGCTGTCTTAACATCGGTAGCATTTGTTGCGACATTGAGGTCGTGGAATAAACGAACACCATTTTGTCTGAAATCCTTGGGGAATCTAACAGCCATGCCAATTTCATAGACTAGACCGTTTCCTGGGAGAGAAGGAACTCCGGGAGGTGGAGTAACTTGACCTAGAGAAGATGTATACCAAGTCCCTAGCACGCGACCAATCTGATATTTGTCGGTAGTCTCAGCAATGTAAGTTGGTAATGGTGGGTAGAATCGAGATACAGTTTGATCAACCTGATTAATAGACCTTAATTCCAACTGGCTAGCATCAACGTCCCCAACTGGGACGTAATACTTCATTTGATCAGGGTTATTGCTGTCTCTCACCACAAAGAACATGTAGAACTTAGTGCTAGCGATGGAGCCTGCCGTAAGACCCCAAGAAACATTTTGGTTGTATCCTAAAAGAACATTTGGGATACCTCCAATCATGGCCCCCGCAACACGAGTCTGATTTGATCTGTAAGAAACAGTAATGAATCTGTAGGAAGCATCCTTTTGACGTAAGTGTGGGTCAATTTGGAGCATAGCCTTCCCAGTCTCAGTGACTCCTCCATTGAATGTCCATTCGTTGGAGAATTGGAAGGTGTCTAAGTCGCCGTAGATTGCGCTACTATTTAATGGTCCGCCAACAGGAGTAACATCTGGGATAACTAGATCCTTAATTTGGTTTAGGAAGTCCTTAGTGTTCTCATTGATGAACATCCCCGCGTATGGGTATTGTTGTAAAGACTCTGGAGGATCACATTGCGGATACTTTGAAATGGCTTGTTGTAGCTGAGTTACAAAGATTCCTGACCAAGCTCCGAGCCATCTTAACACGTCTCTAGCTACAATGTGCTGAGGGGTGAAGACAATTGGGGGTCCGGCTGGGAAGAAGCTTCTACAAATGGAAAACTCTTGTGAGGACCACAGAGTCTCCATTGCGTTATTAATACCGCTAGTGAAGGCATCTACTTTGTCCTTGGTGACTTGATCAAGCTCATTGTATAGATCGTTGGCAGTATTTGGCACATCTAGAACATGCTGCCAAGCATCAAACACCCAAAACATGTTTCTTCTTTGGTTATTACCGCTGTAATATCCCCCATTACCCCCAAAATATCCGGTGTCTGAATCAACACCCCAGTTAAGAGAACCTGCGGCTAAATTAGAATTTAGGAAAGAGTAAAGAGAATAATTGTTATTACTGTGGAAATACTCAGAAACTTTCCCTGTGGAGGTCGTAAGCATCGCAAAGAGAGAGTCGCCATACTCGCGTGCGTGGACGTAACCTAACGCATAGTAACCATTTATGTCATCAGGGGCATTAACATAAATGATACCTTCAGGGCTCCATCTGATTGTAGTGGTGGCTGGTGTAGATCCTCCGCCTCCGCCACCACCGCCTTCATCCTCTCTGTTAGAGATAGGCATGTTGTATTCGTATACTGGTGGGATCTCAGCGAAAGTGTTATCTGTTTTTAGATAAACCTTAGCTCCAACCTTATCAAAAATTTCGATGTTAGGCTCATCAACAACATCTTCTGAATCTCTCAGAACTTTAGCGAAGCAGTTGTAGTGGTAAGAGCCATAACCTTCGAAGGAGTCTTCTTGAACTTCGTGGATTTCGTATTTGATGCTTTGGAAGGTGGTTTTGATTATATCACCTTCTTGTGGAGGTCTTCCTAAGTGAGTTTCGATGTAAGACTTGTTAAAAACAAAAGTCTGATCATTCGTCAACTCTAAACCAAATTCCGACATTTCTTCTTCGATTGCTCTCGGATCAAAGGAAGCCCAAAGCAGTATTGGAGTCTTAGATACAATCCTATTCCTCTTCTCTAGATAGACTTTATCGTAAGACTCATCGAAGTAAGACTTGTAGTAGTAAATTTTTGAACCAGATAGCTTAATTAACTCATCATCAATTAAGTTAAATAGTTCAAGGTCATTACTAGACCTATCAAAAAGTGATAATTTACTCTCAGGAGAACCTTTCGATACTCGTCGATTTTGGTTAGTAGAAAATCTCTTGTTCATGCAATTATATAGTAATTGCACAACACATATTTGCTAAATAAAGTAGGAGGTATCTACTATGTTATTATCACGTTCTTTCGGGTTACGTCCCGTAACCCACTGTGCCAAAGGCTGTTAGCTACTCTGGCACGAGTCGCAGTATTGTATGTTTGAGATGTGCTTTTCCTCAAACTTAGTCTGGATATCGGCGATTAAGAGAGTTCCAATCCACGAGCTAATCGAGGAGAGGCACATGTCAAACAAAATATTACCTGTTGGACTTGCCATCAAGTAATGTCCTAGAATCCCGACCCAAAAACCGAGACATAGAGGACAGTGAATTAGCTCCCCTAAATGTCGGGATAGCTTGTAACACCAATTACGGAACTTAAATAACACCTTTGAGTAAACTACGATGTAAGTGAACCCAAAGACTGATAAACACCAAGAAAGTAACTCAGCCATCGTCTTTAATCTCCATAGGGAACATGTGGCTGTTGGAGAAGACGAGTCGATTCTGATGCCAAGAATCTCTTCCAACAAGCTCTCCTGGGGACTCGTGCCTTAAAATAATTGGCACGACCCAGTTATCGTATCCTGCTTCATAAGCTCGCAGCGTGTATTCAAGGTCGTAGAAATCCCACTCTCCCTTGAATTGTGCAGGCTTCCTAAGACTAATATTCTTAAGAATCCTAGCTTTTGCTGCAAGAAATAGCCCGTCAAGAACTAAAACTCTTGCGTGAATTTTCCCAAAGTAAGTGGGATACATTTCCTTCCTGCTTGGACCGTGGAATGAGAAGCCTCTGAGCTTGTTTTCTGGCTGCCACCATACACATTGCTTAGAGAGCTTTGCTGCTCCCGCAACCCCGACAAATCCTGCATTTTTTAGATTAACAGCCTCAATAAGTTCAGATTTAAACTCATCAGCAGGCATAATTATATCAATATCGTCATGACAGAATATAATTATATCGTCGTCTTCAGCGTTTAAAGATTTAAAATTACTTTCATACGCTTCAAATATTGATTTCTGATTAATTAGCAATTTAACCTCAATATCTACGCTAGATAAATATGAGACTAAACGTTGAGCCGTCTTGCTAAGGATGGACGATCTTGTTGGAATGAAAGCATATATCTTCATGGCACTATTATAGCGATATGGATAAAAAATTAGTAGAAGAATTTAAGAGATGTGCGAGCGATCCTGTGTATTTCATCTCAAAATACATAAAAGTTGTCCACCCGGTCTTTGGTCTGGTCAACTTTAAGCTCTACCCATTCCAGGAGAGGATCGTTCAGGATGTCAAAAACCACAGATTCAACATACTTCGCAAATTTAGACAAGCAGGTTGCACCACTCTGGGTTGTGCTTATGCTCTGTGGTTTGTTATCTTCAACGCTCACAAGACGGTGGCTATCCTATCAAAAGGTGAACGAGAAGCAACAGAATTCTTAGAAAGAATTTTGATAATGTATGATGAGCTACCTGAAATATTCAAAGTGCCCGTTAAGGAAAAGAACAAGCACACGCTGCGATTGTCCAATGGGTCGGTTATTCGTTCTCGTGCTTCTGGTAAGCAGTCTGGTCGTTCTATCGCGGGTTCTCTTCTAATTCTTGACGAGGCTGCATTCATTGAACACATTGATACCATTTGGGCCGCAGTTTATCCAATCATTTCAACTGGTGGTAGTGTGTTCGCACTATCTACGGTAAACGGTGTTGGTAACTGGTTTCACACAAAATACACGGAAGCTATGGAAGGTCTCAATGAATTTAACGTCATTGACATCAACTGGGCAGATCACCCAGAATACAAACGTCAGGAAGGCTTTGAGCACCTCTACGAGCGTATGAGGCAAAGATCGCCCCCAATAGACGTAGATAAGTGGGAAGCGATTACACGCAAGAATATAGGCTATAAAGAGTGGCTTCAAGAATACGAGTGTGAGTTCTTAGGAACCGGCGATACCTACATTGATGGTGAAGTTCTTAAACAGATCAATGAAGACATTGATGAGAACTTTGAGAGTCGTTATTGGAAGACTTTACGAGTTTGGAAACAACCACATCCACATTACGATTACTTAATTTCTGTTGATGTGGCTCTCGGGCGCAAGGCTGATTATTCAGCTTTCCATGTATTTAACTTGTATGATGGAGAGCAAGTAGCAACTTATTACTCAAATTCAACCCCCATCAATGAATTTGCAAAAATGATTAAAACAGTGGGTCTTATGTATAATGAGGCTTATGTTGCAGTTGAAAGAAATAATATTGGATCTAATTTATTAGCAAATCTTCAGGAAGTATTTGAATATGGCAATATTATGTCCGACAGTAAAGGCGAACTAGGCTTTCAGTTAACAGCTAGTTTTAGGGAAAGTATTCTAGCTATAATGGAAGAGTATATTCGGCTAAGAAAAGTTAAACTTAATTGCGATCGAACTGTTAGAGAACTAAATACTTTTATCGTAACTGAATCAGGGAGAGTTGAAGCTGACGTTGGTCAACATGATGACCTTGTGATGTCATTGGCTCTTGCCTGTTATGTTATGGAGAAAGAGTTAGGGGATATGCTTCTGTCTCATGAACGTCAAGTAAACTACGACGAAGTTTTATCAAAAGAAGTGTTCCTAACAGGACTATTAAAATTAAACGATAAGAATGAATTCAGAGAGGAAATGAAATGGCTGCTGAAAAACTAAACGAAAGCGGAGGATATACATCATTTGGCGGGTCACCGACCAGACAAGGCAACACCCCAATAGCTACAGGTGTATTCTCAAGATTCTTCTCTCGTTTCTTCGCACGTCGCGCACAGCCTGCACTTGTTCAGCAGTTAGAAGCTCCTGTTGATCCAAACAATCCTGAAGCTCAACAAGTTAAGACTGTTACTGCATACAAAGATACTGGGGACACCCTAATTAATCGTGAGCTAGGTGCTTTGTATGCCGGGGGACTTCAAAAGGGTATTCCTCTTCTAATTGAGCAAGAACTCAATCGTAAACAGCGTTATCGCGAATATGAGATCATGGACGAATACCCAGAGATTGGCTCTGCTTTCGACATTTACGCAGATGATAGCACTCAGAAATCTCTAAAGGGTCTTCGGTGGGATATAAAGACCGATTCGAACATGATGAAAGAAGAAGTAAACTCCATGTTCGAAGACATGAGAATGGAGGATTACTTATGGGATATTGTTCGTAACACCTGCAAGTATGGCGATTGCTTTATCGAGCTTGTCCCTGATCTCACTAACCCAAACGAAGGTATCAAGAAAATTAAGATTCTAGATCCTAAGTTTATATTTAGAATTGAGAATGAATACGGTCAACTTCTTGGTTTTGCTCAACAGATTCCTGTGAAGTCTCAATGGAACACCGGAGGCTATCAGGGGGATACTCTTACTGGTGCTGAGTTTGTTGTTCTTGACAAGGATCAAATTGTTCATTTCCGTTTAGCTAACTCAGATCCTGCTTTTTATCCATACGGTAAATCAATTGCAGCCCTAGCTCGTCAGACGTTTAGAAGTCTGAAGTTAATGGAAGATGCAATGCTTATCTACCGCCTCTCGCGTGCGCCTGAGCGTAGAATTTTCTATGTGGATGTTGGCAACCTGTCTTCAAGCAAGGCTTACGACTTCATTGAGAAAATGAAGCAAGCATTCAAGAAAGAAAAGTATTACAGCCAAACCACAGGAAACATTGACGGTCGTTATAATCCACTAGCACCAGATGAGGATTTCTGGGTGCCAATTGCTGGTTCCAAGTCTAATACAAAGATCGACACTCTTCCAGGTGCTCAAAATCTTGGTGATGTTGACGACGTTCAATACTTCCGAGACAAGCTGTTAGCTGCTCTGAAGATTCCAAAGGATTACATTGTCGAGAAAGATAAGTCTCCTGAACGTAAGGCTAACCTTGCTCAACTCGATACTAAGTTTGCTCGTGTCATTGTGCGTGTTCAGAGAAGCATTGAGATTGGCCTAGAAGCCATTGCAGCGAGACATCTTAAGATCAAGGGCTATCCACGCTCACTGATCAAGAAGATGCGTATAGACCTTCCTGAGCCTTCTGACATGTATATCAAGCGTCGTCTAGACGTTGATGAGCAAAAAGCTCGTGTTGTTCAGGCTGTGCTTGGTCTGCAACTCTTTCCTAAAGAAAAGATCTACAAAGATTACTACAATCTTACGGATATGGAAATTAAGGAAATTGAAGAAAAACTTGAGGAAGATATGCAGAAGCAAATGGAGCAACAGCAGGACCAAATGATGGCTCAAGGTATGGGAATGCCAGGAGCACCTATGCCTGGGGGAGCCCCAATTGGCGGTGGAGAACCTCCTCCGGGGCCTAACCCAATGGATTCCGCAGAGAATGCTCCTCCCACAGAGCAACCTCAGCAAGAAAGAGTTGAGACTTTGAGTAAGTTAAAAATTAAGCTTCTAAAAGAAGGAAATACCGAATTAGCAGAAAAAGTTGAAAATAGAATTAACGAAATTCTCAAAAGTTGAGAGTTAATTATTATATATACTTATAAATTGGAGTGCAGATATGTTAACAAATCCTTTCGGAAGAAAGAGCAATAAAGTTCAAAAGATCCTAAAATTAGGAGATCAGCTTTCTCTTTCTCTGCGTGAGAATGTCGAGCTTATTGACACCGATGACTCGGTAGTTACTTTTGTAACTGAGTCTGGTCATGTCATCGAAGGTGAGTTCGATTTCGACACTCTTGAATACTCAAATATCAATGTGACAACAACAGAGATCTTTGAAGATAGAGAAACTTTTGATTTAGCTATTACTAAGAATATTTCTTCTGTTTTAGGTTCTTTACTAGAAGATAACAGAAGAGATGCTAGCTCAAAGTTTAACAATATCCTGCACCTTTGGGAAGCTCGTTCTAAGTATTCTCGTGTAGTCGAAAGAATTCATGAGCGTAAGGAACGATATAACCTGTATGCAAGTATTGTAGAGAGTGAGCAGTTCAATGTTCTTAACGAACTCAAGCCACAGCTTGTTAAGTTCCTGTCAGAGAACAAAGAGGAGCTTAAGAAGGCTCGCGAGATCCTTAGCTCTGTCAAGCTTTCAAATACAGTCGCAACAGCGTTCAACCTTCCACAAATGAATGCAGAAGATCTTCACGAGAGCACTTTCCACGTTGTAGATCGTCGTTTTGATTCCGTTTACGATGTGGTTTGTCGCCAAGAGCTTATTAAAAAGGATCTTGTTGAAAACAAGAAGGCATTTAATTCACTCTGGCTAAACTCCAATGAAGTAAACAGTCTAATTGATTTTATGGGTAAGAAGAACGATGCAGGTCTTTCAGAGGCACTTGCAACCATTATCAATGATAATCCTTACTTCGCTCTTGCTACCAAAAAGCAACTGTTCGAACTCGTTGAGAACTCACTTAGCTTCCAGGACGTTGATACCTTCTCCAAGAAGGAAATCAAAGATTTTGTTTCTACAATCTACGAAGCTAAGAAGTCTGTTAAGGACATGATTGTTGAAAATCTAAACGATAAGTATGGTATCAACATTCAAAACCTAAAAACAACTCCTAGCTTTAGTGATTTAGGTAAAACCCAAAGAGTTATTTTTGAGTCACTCTACAAGTTAGCCCCACGCGGGAGCGCACTCAAGACTGCTCTTGGTGAATTCTCTAAAGTTTTAGGTCTTCACTCTGGTGTCGATGTTATCGACTTGAATGAGTGGATTGTAGACATTTTTGTTGATTCTGATTACTCAACTCTGATCAATGAAACTTCTCTTCTTAACTACATGAACTTTGATAAGGTTGCTGGTGACCTGTCTAAGATCGGTCAAGTCCTGAAGATGATTCAGGCTGGCATGACTGGCGAAGCAATGCCAGAAGACGGTCAGTATGAGGCTGACGGTTCTGCCGAAGAAGATATGATGTCATCTATGCAAGGCGAAGAAGAACAAGAAGAAGAAATGCCCGAAGAAGAAATGGGTGATGAAGAAGAAATGGGCGAAGAGGGCATGGAAGACGAAGCTATGCCTGACGAGGGCGAAGAGGGCGAACTCCCTGAAGAATCCCCAGAAGAAGCTGCTGCCGGTGCTGAAGAAGATATGGAAGCAGAAGCCTCAGAGGGTGACGAAGAGGGTGATGAGGAGTCTGGTCCATCTCAAATGGAAGAAGACGAATTCATGTCATACCTCGAAGACCTTGAAGGTCTAATTGACTCACTCAAATCCAACATGGGCGCAGATGATGCAGGCGATGAAGGCGAAGAGATGGGTGACGAGGAAGAAGCAGAAGAAACAGAAGAAGAAGGTGAAGAAGATAGCTCAGAAGAGGAAATGGATGACAAAGAAGAAAATGAAGAAGAAGCCGATAACGAGGAATCTATAATAAATAAAAAGAAACCATTTCCACCAAAGGGGTAATAAATGAGCTATGAAAATTCCGGTATCCCTTTGGTTGTTAGATATAACAACCGAGGGGAGCCTGACGGCCTGAAAGAAGAACTCAATATTAGAGTTACTTCTATTAATGCAGAAGTTTATCGTGGTGGAAACCTTGGTATATCTGCTCTTAGTGCCGTTCAGGACCTAAGCCTGTCTAGCCCTGTGCAAGATGGGGATGTCCTCACATGGTCAGGAGAAGCTCAAAAATGGACTAATAAGCAGCCGACCGGAGGCACAGGTCCAGGAGGAGTAAACACATTCATAGCCTTAACTGATACTCCTGGAACTTATACACCTGGTGGTTCTGTTCCTGGGGACGCTGTTTTAATTATTGGTGGAGGTGGTCTAACCTTCGCAGATCGTGGAGCATCAGACTTAGAGAATTATAATACTTTATATACAAGTTTAGCTAGTATAGCTCAAGGAAGAATCTTAACCAAATCAAGTGCAGATCCTTATACCTTTGATTCAATTCCTAATAATATTTTTAATATCGGAGCTGTTGATATAGATCAGGGCCAAGCAAATG